GTCGGCATGAGGTTTAGTCGATAGCGAAACGACCACGCAAGGAAGCAGATCCTCCAGACGTTGAGAACCAGGCCAGACCACTTTAGGCCCCAGTAGACAACCCGTGGCCAGAGTGCTGGTGTCCCCAGCGCCAGTTTGACTGCCGTGAGATTTGGTTGGACCTGGAGGGCCAGAGCTACGAAAGTGTCACGAGTGGGTTGAGTTGTGGGTCTATGTCCCGCATTGCGAGGATTCAGCCACTGGCGGTCAATGTCATTCGACCATGTGATTACTTGATTGACTCCAGCTGCTCGGCAGGTGGCGACCAGGCCCGCGCCACCTGCACATGCGACTCGCGTGACTTCCCTCAGCTGTATCAGATGATCGCCACCTGGTAACACGTCCCAACCTGTGAACTCAGGCGGGATGGGTATGCTTGAACTGCCCGTGACGACCACTTGACGACCCTTCCCGTTGTTGTCCTGGAGGGTGAGTGGTGTTTTCCCATCATGACTCCTCTCAAAGTAGGATATTCCATTGGCGAAGGCGATGTGTACGTCAATCTCGAAAAGCCGAAGCATGTACGGGACTGCCCAGTCAACCCACCTTGGAAGCCCCCCACAAGGAGCCGTCGAGTCACTGCTTGGTGGGGCGAGCGAGTACGTCAACGCGTCGGGTAGCCTCCAAAAGTAGTAAGGGTGCATGATGCGACCAGATGTTTTGGCCATGACCGCACGTGCCTCCGCAAGGCGGGGTAAGAGGCGCCATGCCTTCCTGTCTTCACACAGTCTCAAGTCCTCAAGGCCCTGAGCGGGCGCTGTGATATGCACGACCAGTACATTGCAGCCCATCCGCCTGAGTTCTTTGGCCATGAACGCAACGGGGAGCCGGTCCCCCCTGGTGCCCCAGGTGAAGATAGTCAATAAATCATTCTGTAGGGTAAATCGATTGCAAGCTGATCGTAGTGGGCCCTCATATTCCTCCAATTCCGCCTCGTTGGGCAAATGGTCAAACATGGTTCGGATCACTTTTGCGTTTCTGGCATGTTTTGGACGCTCATGAGAACTGAACGGGTATCGGTAAGTTCCGACCACTCGGCGCCCATGCTCGAGTGAACAGATTTCGAACGGGATTTCTTCAGCGATGTGCGGGTAGGTCGGGACCGTCCCGAGGGTGAAACGGCTAGTCATGAAATTTGGGATCTTGAGGTATAGGTGCCACCATTCATCGAAGCTGTACACCCAGCCTACGTCCAAGGCCAGCGCAACGAACTTGGCGAGGTCGACCCGTCTGGACCCGAAATACCCAGCCAACCCGGGTGCCGGGTTTGTCCCGTGGAAGACTGCGGCCAGGCTTGCCACGTCGTAATATTCGAGGACCTCGTATAGGTCCATTCGGTTGACGTGAGGGACGCACGGATCCGGTACCGGGTCATTGATGATGCAGCCTAAGACTTCATTGCCGGCCACGTCAAGATGCAACCAAACGCACCGCATGAGCTGTATGGCATATCCGTGACCTAACACCAAGGGAACCCGAACGTAATAGATTCTCTCATGCCAATGTTCTTCTGGGATCTCAGCTTCCGTAAAGACGATGAACCTATCGTAAAGATGACCCCAATGGTGGATCACCGCTGCCATGTCTGAGGTTGAACGGATTCCGAGGGATGCCACCAAGGTTTGGTTCGGTAGGCCAGCGGCCCAGGTCTGCAATTTCAGGAGCTGATCCAGGAGAGTGTCATGTGCGCTTCCCCATCGGCGCTTGATGTCCAGGTTGCACACATTGAGCAGCTCAGGCGACATGGCCTGGTGGGATCGACCCCAGCACCTTGTGTTCCGGAGCCCATAGACGGATTCCTCCGGCCGCCAACCGGCGCCATCGAGCATCACTGGACTGACGCGGTCCCCAAAGTGAGGGAGTTCGATCTGCCCATGGGCGTATCTCGGGCCATGCCTCAGGACTCGTTGATCGAACTGGAATTCTTGCTTTATGCCTGATCTATCGGCGTCGATGCGAGCCCTACTTTTGGCCTCAGAATAGCGTGACCATGGATGGCCCCTCCAACCTGACGGCGAGGCTGCGCTGGCTTTGACGACGCCGATAGACAAATTGTCGATGACTCCGGCGGCGGGCCCCCCAGGATGCTGATGAACTGTGAGACTGGGATTTCCCCACTCCAGACGGGTGAACATAAAGGGCGGCACCTCAGTGCTTGGGAAGAATAGGCCACCCTTCTCGAACAAGTCTTCGTCGGTGATGACCAGCAGTGGATTGCGATTGAGAAAGAAGAGCTCATCAATTCCGTAGACTTTGGCACCAACGGCCATGACGGCCTGCCAAAACTTGACTTCCGAATGGTACGCACCGCCACGGAGTATGCTCGCGCCACCATAAGCCGGGCAGAACACGTCAGGGGCCGAAATGAAAGGGGCTCGGTAGAAATCATACAGTTCACATAATCTCAGGGCCCCGCCTTTTGGAGCGCATAGGTTGGTGACGACGTACTGAAAGCGTGGGCTTCCATGAAAAGCAGGGGTGAATCGACAATGGGTTAAGAAGCGCTCGTAGCCGAAGCTGATAGGTAAGTAGACCACTGTCCACGCTGAATCTGCCCAGCAGATGTCATCTTGCCAAGGCACCGAGTCTTCTATTTGTTCAAGCTCCAGCTCCACAGGGAGGCCAAAATGTCTTAAGGCGCCCCGGATCACCTCGGCTTCCTGGTAAGTGATGAGATCTGGCCCTTGCCCCGGGTAGGCCCCTGTCCAACCGACCCCTTGCACGACCACAACCGCTCCAGGGCTCCAGACATGGTCCCCTGGCGAGAAGAGGAAGGCACCGCAAGAGCAAATTGTCCCGGCGGATTCGTCAGGCCCACTTTCCCCAACTGCGCACAGAGTCTGGCAGGCACGGCAAAATACGAACCCGTCGGGTTCCACGCTGCGGGCCGGCTCGCGCCTGCACCGGCAGGACCTGTCGGGGCCGACACGAGGGCGATCTCCGGCAGCAAAGAATAGACCATACTTACAGCCTGGTAGGAGGGAAGTCGGGGATTGTTTCAGCAATGGGTGGCTGGCGCAATTTCCTGACATGACGAGTACTTTCCCCGGATCCATCCAGAAAACCTGTTCGAAGCGCTCCACTCCAAGCCTTGCGGAGCGTAATAGGGCCTCAGTTTGGATGTCGATTGCTTGATCTTGAGCGGCAGCGAGTTCGTACTCACAACAGGCCTGGACGATGCTTTCGTTCAGGCTAGCGTATTCGAGTGAGCCTTGACGGCGACCGGTTGCATCTCGTGGGTCCTGAAAATGAGGGGGCTGCATGGGGTCCATGAAAGTGGTGCCGCCAGAGACGACCCAATCCGGGACCTTGTCCCAGGAATGCTGGATCGGCAGTTGTCTTCGGCCGTTCTCGTTGTCACATGGGGCACCGATCACCAGGCCTGGTGCGCCGATGCGAGCCCCAAGGTAGCACCAGTAAGACCACGACCACCAATCCAGCCGGCCCGCCCTATCGACGTGGAGCACGATGGTACCCGTCGGAGTCATGCCGGAAATCGAAATCTTGGCGCGGGGGCCTGAGACAGCGAAGTTCAAATCTAGACTGGAGACCAAGGGACACGGCCCCTTCCCGTGTACTAAGTTCGTCAGGCTCAGGTAACAGAAACCGTCCGGATGTTTTGACACCTGGAATCGCGCGGGAGTCCCGAACACATCGATCGCCGGCCGCCAATCTAAGTTCCTAGACCCCAAGGGGGGCGCCGGCCTGAGCCTCCCGGGTCGTGGTCCCAGTGACAGACGAGAGAGGGACTCGTCGAGCGTGATGAAGAAGGGTTCTGGTTTGCAAAGATGCTCTTGAATGTCGGCATAACTCCGCCCTGAGGGTGTTTGTCGATGTTGGGTGGTGCCCCTGGTAGGAAAATTTCCAGGCGGCTCCACCACCCTATTTGATGGTTCACGGATTCCATGCCGGTCGGACACCTCAATGACCGGCACCCCAAAAGCAATCTCATTTTCGGGCAAAATTGCCCCCGGCATCGACGCCGCCCGAACGGGTGAACGGGCTAGTGACCGGGTGGTAGGCCTCCCCTCCGCGGCCAAGGACACCAATGGTGACCCTGGCCCGTCAGGTACGCCTCCTTCGCATGTGCTCCGCGCTGTTGTAGCTAGGACCCCCATGGGCACGGGGGGTCATTCGCAGACTGTTCCGCTCCTCGGCTACCGAGTACCTCCCAGTGCAGTCGTTCCACCTGTTTCCAGGCACGTTCTACTCTCCCCCCTCGGCCGTGGGTTCATTGGCAAGAGCATACGTTAGCACTACAATGTAGCACACCCATGTTCACTTCATGGTTGCTGAGAGTTAGCTTTGGGTCAGGGCCAAACCCCAAAGCGAGTCACCCGGCGCCCAAACACTCCAAATAGGAGTGGGGCGCCATACTCTGAAATATCTCCCTAATACTAAATGGTTTGCAACCAACCCGGGCTTGCGTTAGCATGGACCGGGAAGGAGCGGGCAAAGCATAAAGCTTACCGACCTGCGGGTAACGGGTGTCTCTAAAACGTGGCCCCTAGAGGGCCTGGCTACCTCACAAACGTGAGGGTGGCATCACCGAGAAGTGACTAAACTAAAGGCGCCTAGTGCGCAATAAGACCTGGTAGGGTAAACCCTACGATCCAGGTCGGC